CGTGCCAATTGGTCTGATGTTGTCCCTAGTCACGGTCCTGGAGCGGTTTTTCCGCGCCATTCGCCGTCACAGAAGAGCAACTTCAACGTCTGTTCTCAGATAGCTGAGTTCTATCCTTATGATACTCATTTCAATGCCTTGGGAAACCTAGGCTCTATTGATCGTGAGCATCATCACTATGTTGAATACGATTCAATCGTATGCAACATGGTAGCGGTTCCAAAAGATTCCCGGGGTCCACGCTTAATATGCGTACACCCCAAAGAAGCTGTCTGGATCCAGCAAGGTCAGCGACATGTTCTCGAGCGCGTCATCAACCATCACTATCTTACCTCTCGTCGAATAAATTTCGATGATCAGAAGATAAATGGTCAATTGGCGCTTGAGTCTTCACTTAATCGGCGGTTTGTTACCATCGATATGAAGGAAGCGAGTGATCGGATCAGTTCTGTACTTGTGGATTACCTTTTTGGGTTTTCCTCCAAGTACCTGAACTGTTCTCGAGCTCGCCATGTTAAGCTGTTAGACGGTACGGTAGTGGAGCTCCAAATGTTTGCCCCAATGGGCAACGCTATGACTTTCCCTGTGGAAAGTCTTGTGTTTTGGGCTCTAGTTCGAGCTGGCATACTCTCTCGTCATGGTCATAACTGTGATGAGGTTTATGTTTTCGGAGATGACATTATTGTTCCTACTGAATACTACGATGGTGCAATACTAGGTCTCATTCGTGCTGGTTTAATACCCAATGCGAGTAAAACCTTCGTAAAGGGACTCTTCCGAGAGTCCTGTGGCGTCGATGCCTATAATGGCAAAGATGTTACGCCGTATCGTTGTAAGGTCAGAGGTGTCAACTCCTTCTCAGACGGCGAAAGCCTCTGTGACTTAGCCAAAAGGCTTCGTCTAGGAGGTTACGCTGATACATCCTCGTACCTCTATTCTTGTGTCTCCCGTGCACTCGGTCGTTTGTCTATGACAAATGATCCTGATTGCCAGGGGTTGCAAGAATATGTCAACTGTAGCTTAGACAATATCATCCGGTATGAACCGCGCGTAACTTGGTGTTACGAATGGCATGCATGGATGGTCAGCTACAGAAAATTAGTAAGGCCTATTGAGGTCTTACCAAATCATGCCTGGTGGCATGTTCAAGACTCACTATTAGCCCTGGAACGAAAGTCCCGTGGGCAGGTCATCAACCTTCGGTGGAGCCGCGAGGCCCCATTGGAGGAAGAGTACTGGTATGGTGAGCGAGGTCTGAGTTATCCGTCTCCACGAGGAGAACGGCTGTCACGTG